AACCAATAGGCTTGAAAATAGAAAAAGAATGGTAAATGGTCATATGCGTTCTTATCATATTGCAGATAAGATGAATGTGTCTTTTTCTTATAACTTGTTGCCATCTAGATCTTTTAATGGAGACCCAGAATTTAACACAAGCGGAGTTGCAACAGATCTTTCGTTAATAGAATATACAGTAGATGGTGGTGCAGGTGGAGCAGAACTCTTAGACTGGTATACTTCGAATCCTGGATCATTTTACATGTTCTTATCTTACGATAAGCCTCAAAACTTTACTGCAGGAATTTACGAAAAACTTGATAAATATTCAGAAGTTATGGAAGTCTTTATTTCAGACTTTAGCTACAATGTTATTAAAAGAGGAAATGTTACAGACTATAGCGGAGCAACTCCTGTTGTTAAAGATAGAGACCTTTGGGATATTTCTATTTCTCTTGAGGAAGTATAATGTTTCTAGATACAGATCTAATAGATTATATCCAAACAAACAATAGTATCAATGTAGATTCTTTAGTTATTGCTGAATGGAATCAAAATGATTTATTAAACCTTGACAATTATGGAAACTATAAATTTAGACCAGATAGTGCAAGTGTTGTTTATAGAACTCTATACCCAGAGTATGACTCTCAAGATAATGCAGAAGTTTATACAAATGCTTTAGATTCTAATTATATTTCTCAATATAAAACAGAAGATCCAAATGAACCTTTAACATTTAGCTCAGGAGAAACAAGTAGAGAACTTTACTACTCTTTAAAAGATTGCATTAAACCATTTAGACCGAGGTCTGGAATTAATAAGATTCTTTATTTTGAAGAAATAAATATAGCTAGTACAAAATTTGTAGACAGTATTAGGTCTGGAAGAAGACCAAGATATTATTTTTGTTCAAGATTTGATAAGTTTAAGTATTGGAACTCTTACAGAAAAGAAAATGGTGAACATTTTGGAATATCTAGTCGCTCTGCTACCTTCTTTACCGAGGGAGACCCATCTTATAAAATAGAAGATTGTGCTCCTTTTGTTGTTTATAAAGATGAAGTTGCCACAAATAGAATAGTTGTAAAGATGCAGACTAACTTAGCAGATCCAACAGCGGTTGGAATTAATGGAGAATTTTTAGTTCCAGGAACAATTAGAGTTGGCAATCAAATAATTCAAGATCCACTTCAAGATATAGCACATTCATCTGTTCCAAAAAAATGGAAGATTCAATATCTTAATATTGACAATAACTGGATAGATGCAATAAGTTTTAGTGAAAATTCTACAAGAAGAGATGGTTCAAGAGTTGTTCCTTGGGATGGTCATGTAGAAATTTATTATGGAGTAAAAATTCCAGAGCAGTTTAAAACAAATTTTCATCTATATGAATATGTTGATACTATAGAACAGTTACCAGATACAAGTATCTATAATGTTGGATTAAGAGTTAAAGATGGGGACTCTTACATAGTTGGAAGCTCAAGTTTTGATCCAGGAACATTATATGTTTGGAGTGAAGAAGATGAAGAATGGAAAACTTATAGCGTAGAATATGGATTTTCATTATTAGAAGAAGATGATACAAAAAGAATTGGGTTAGTTAAAAAAATATTGAGTCCAAGCTATTTTAATACTGGAAGTAATGATATTTATAGAGAGTTTGCTTTTATTAAAGGAATTAGAGTTGTTGTAGAAACAATGTATGCTCCAAATAATGCATTTGAATTAATTGAAGTATCTCCAAGATTAAAGGTTGACATAACAAACTATGTTTTAGATTATGAAATAAATAAAAATATTATGGCAACAGACTTTGGTCTTCCAGTTGGTGGACTTGTAGCTTCAACTGGAACGATTAATTTATCAAATCACGATGGAGCATTTACAGAGCTAAATGTTTTTGGTATTGCAAATAGAGATGGAAGTATTATTGCCAATATTCTTAAGCCACAAATTAAGTTTGATTTTTATGAATCTATTTTAGACGTTAATGGATATGATAAGTTTATTCCATTAAAAACATTTTTCTCAGAAAATTCTGCAGTTGCTACCAGTGGTATGCAAGACGTTTCATTAAACCTAAGAGATGCATACTTTTTATTTGAATCTAATAATGCTACCTCTATATTTTTACAAAACTCTACCCTTACAAAAGCCGTGGCACTACTTCTAGACAATATTGGATTTAGTAATTATATATTTAAAAACATTAATACTGCAAATGATCCAGTAATTCCATTTTTCTTTGTTGAGCCAGACGCTTCTGTTTCAGAAGTTTTACAAAGACTTGCACAGGCTACTCAGACTGCAATGTTCTTTGATGAGTATAACAACTTTGTTATTATGCCAAAAGAATATCTGATGCCAGAGGTGTCTGTAAGAGACGACAACTCTGCAATTTCTGATAGGCTAACAACTCTTTATGGACAAAAAACTAATGCCATTGTTCCAAATATTGAGGCAATTGCGGGATTTGAAACAAAAATATTAAATGATGGCAAAATTAATTATACAACTAGATATATACAAAGAGAAGTATCCAAGCTAGAGCAAGCAAGTTTAAGTCTTAGCGAAAGAACTTACGGATATAAAAGTGCAATACTTTGGGAACTTGGAGATCAACAAGAGACTAGAACCATAAATCAGCCAACAGCAAATGTTGGATATGCACTTGGAGCAGTACCCTTGGGAACTAGTCTTGGAAGTGCTGTGCCAACTGTATTAAATAGTGAGATAGTAAACAATACAATTGATGTTGGAGAAAGTGCTTTTTGGCTGCCAAGATTCCAGGGGTATCTATTTGCTAATGGAGAAATTATAAGATACGATGCACAAGAGTATAACGTGTCTGGAATAGGAGAAGTTTGGATAACAAATAATAATGAGTACCAGAAATACTTTTCTAAGCTAGTCTTTAATGGAAAAATGATTTTAACAGGAAGGCTTAGAATATATACAGAGCCATATTATGAAAATGCATCAGGGGCTAACTTTGATAATTTGGAAGAAAATGTAAAGTATAAAAATGGAGAAGTAAGGTCTCATGGTAGAGGTCAATTTGGAACAGCTGTTACAGCCCACAGTGCTGGACTAAATTCTTATTGGGAAGATTCAAATAATAGAAAATCTTTTAGGATGGATTCTGAAAAAATATTTAGCTCTACTCCAACAGAATTTATTTCTTATGATCCAATATCTACTTCAGTTGCAGCAAACCCTCTGGGTAACGATACGGTTTCACAAGGGAAGTCTTTAATAACTGGCAAGATTGCTAATTTTATGAAAAAGTCAACAAGATCAGAGGGTTTTTCTAGTCATAATCAACAAGAAGTTGCAGGAATTCAATCATCTGCATTAGTGTTTAGTGGACCATACCCAGTGGATGCTTTACAAGGCACAGGACTATCTCAAACAAGTAGTAAAGATTTAGTAAATTATGTTTATAAAGATTTAGATACAGATTATAGACACGTTGGAACAAGGATGAGAATTATTGGAAAAATTATAGATGATAAGACTCAATCTGCTTTAAATTCAATAGATCTTTTTACAATTGGTAAAAAAACTGAAGATGGTAACACCACAACTCTTTCTGGGGGTGCTGGTGGAATTGGATATATGATTGATACAGATACAAATTCTGGATACTATCTTGAAATAGCATCCATGACTGAAGATATTCTTAAATACTATGGCTCAGATCAAAGTGAAAACGGAGTTCCTTTTAAACTAAATCAAAACAACGAGTTAGTTTCAACTTCTGGACTTGTTCCAAGCGACCAAGTTCTTGAAAATATAATTTTTTATAAAGTAGAAAGAACTCCATACTCTACACAAGTAGCTGGAAAAATAGATATTGCAGTTCCTAAAAAACTTTTTGGGTATCTTGCAAGAATTCTTGTTGACGAGGGAAAGTTTATTGGATCTGATAGATTAAACTCTCAAGAGGCAGCCGTATATGACCTATCTTTAGATGCCGAAGTTCTTAAAAATAATAACGGCACAATTTATAGAATTGATTTTAGCATATATTTAAACAATAGATTGCTTGGAAAAGTTTCTGACAATAATCCTTTACAAATGCCAAGCAGTGGTTTAAAAACTTGCTTATTTACAAGAGGATCTACTAAGTGTATGTTTGAAAATATTTTTGCTTTAAAAAATACAAAACAAGAAGACGTTTCTTTGGCAGAAAAAGTAAAGAATGCAGTCTCTGCTGACTCTCTAAGAAAATATTCTCTTCCAGCAGTAATTCAAAGCACCTACCTATCTTCAATTGGTACAGAAACAAAGCCAACTGTAGATTTTTACTTTGAAGAGTTTGGCACAATAATGAGAGAGTGTGCATATTTTAATATTAAATATGACCAAGCATACCCAGCGTTGATAGCAAAAATTGTTCCTCCATTTACTGTAGAAAAATCTTATCAAGTTTCAGGATTTTTGCCAGGATCCTATGGAGCTGAATTCTTAATCTTTAATACAACAGACAAGGCAATAGATTTAAGTGAGAGTTCTACAAATAGAATTATGATTCAAGGAATTACATTTACTCAAAATATTTCCAATGTTCTTACTGTTGATGATTATTTTAGAGAACTATCAAACTTCTCTGACCCAGTTGTTGCTAATAATTTAATTGTTTCTCCAGGAAGATCTGAAAAAATATATGATAATATTAAAAATAGCAGATCTATCTATGGAAATAAGTCATTTTCATTAGATTCTATGTATATTCAAAATGAAGACTCTGCAAAAGATATTATGAAGTGGATTCTTGATAAAACCATTAGACCAAGAAAGGTATTTGAAATAGATACTTTTGCAACAGCACACATTCAACTTGGAGATATTGTTAAAATTAATTTTGATTTACCAGAGGGTGTTAAGATGGTTGATGAGAATAAAAGATTTGTTGTTATATCTGCTCAATATGGAAGATCTTCTTCAGATGTTAAAAGTCAGCTAAGAGTAATGGAGGTGTAGTATGGGAGAGTATGCAGATTCTTTAAAGAAAAAAAATAGTACCAAAGCTAGTGAAGCTGTTGAAGCAGCAAGAGAGGCAGCGGCTAAAGAGGCAGCAAGAGCAGCAAAAGCAAGAGCAGATGAAGCAGCTAGAGCTAAAGCAAGAGAAGCAGCAGAAAAAGCCGCAGCTTTAAAAGCAGCACAAAAAATTCCAGTAAGAGATGCTCACGACAAGCCAAATCCTGTTACTACTCCACCCCCTCCTCCACCCCCTCCTCCACCACCGCCACCGCCAACAAACATAGTAGCAACTGGACCTACAAAGACTGTTGATCCTGAAATAGATTATATAAAACCCATGGATCCAACTCCAGATATTCCTAAACAGAATCCAATTCCTGGTGATATTGTTAGAAATGCACCAAGAAATGTTACAGACATATCTTCCTTAGTGCCACAGCTTAATGCAGAGCATATTGCAAAGATTCTTTTTGAAAATGTATCTGCAATAGAATTATCAATAGTTGAAAGACATGACACTATTGAAGGAATTAATCAAAAATACTCTATTATTTCAAACCTGGCTGAAGTTAGAAAAAAGTATGACGCAGGAAAACAATTAAGTCCTATGGACAAGTTTAAGCCTCTTACCAGCATTTATACAATTAACATTCAAGATAAGATACCTCAAGAAGACTATATTATCTTAGAAAATTTAAATTCAACTTATCAGTATCTTGATGAAAATAATCAAATAGTTACTCGTGAAAAGGGGTATTACTATATTGACACTAATGGTGATTTGGTTATAGAGCTTATTAATTTAGAAAAAAATCAGCAGGTAGAGGTTTTAATAGACACAAATGGTACAATATATAAGGTGGAATCATGATTACAACAAATGGTAAAAATATTATAGCAAAGTATCTTTTAAACCAAGCTCCAGAATTTGCAAGTCATATTGCAGTTGGTATTGGTGGACAAGCTTATCCAACATCTTCTTCTGCAACATTTTCTTTAGACGCAGATTCTTTAGAATTTGAAGTAGCAAGAGTTCCAATTTTATCAAAAGGTCTTTTAAAAGAAGATGGTCAAGAAAAAATTGTTTTTAAAGCAGAGCTTCCCATTGAACAAAGATATAAAATAACTGAGCTTGGATTATATCCAGCAGCAGCAAATGCAGTAGCTGGAAATTTTGACAGCAGAATCCTATCAATATTTAGCAATGCAGAACCTTGGGCATATTCCAATAACCAAGATGACTCTGGAGCTGTTGCATACATAGGTCCTCTTTTAATTGATAACGTAGTTCCTGGGGATATTGAAACCTTGTTAGGAAGTTATGAATTAGAAGACTTTGTTTTTATAAATAGCAACTCTCCAATATTTGAATATTCAGAGAGAATAAACAGGGGAGAGCCTCCAAGATATTTAGACAAAAGCCTCCTTGTTTCTGGGAGTACCTCTGTAGTTTCTGGAGTATCTGCAAGCTCTTCCTTAATAAACGCCTCTAGCAGTGCTTCATATTATATTGAAAATAATTCTATTAGTTTAAACTTAGGAAAAAATTTACCAACAGATCAAATAAAACTAGCATTTTCAGTAATTAGTACTGCTAGATCTGCACCAGCACCAGATAATGTTAAAATTAGGTTAGAGTTTTTAAATAATTCAACAACATCTACATCAACGGCTTATGTAAATATTGCACTTGAAGATACAGATATAGAGTCAATGAGATATCAAGTTGTTACAAAAAGCCTTTCAGAATTTACAACAGATCAAAACTTTTCTTGGAGTTCTGTAAATGGTATAAGAATTTATACTTGTATTCATGATATTTCTAATGTTCAAACTGGACAACATTTTGTACTTTATGATGGAATAAGATTTGAAAATATTTCTAGCTATAATCCACTATACTCCCTTGTTGCTGGTGAATATATAAAAACATTAGATACAAATCCAATTTTAAAGAGAGAAAATTCTACAAGTTATATAGAGTATAGGTTTGGCATAGGAGTATCCTGATGGCAGAGATAAGAATTCCTGTAGAAAAATTATCCCCACCAGATAAAAATGGAGATCATGCTTTTCAATTTAGAATTATATCTGTTGATAAAAACCAGTGGTCAGCTTGGTCACAGCTTTATATACTTAAAAGCATTGGTCAATATAGACCTTTAGAATCAGATGTTACTGCAGTAATTTCTTCAGAAGAAGTAAGTTTAACTTGGGATACTCCAACAATTTATAACTATAATTCTGCTTCAGCTACTAGTGCATCAATAGAACATAATCATTCACAAAACTTTAAACAACATGATTCAGATATTTTTGTTCAATGGGGATCAGGATCTGCTATGGGAAATTTTGAATACCATGACAGAGTATCTTCAGACACAACAAGCATTGTTATACCAAATGGATCTGCTTCAGTTAGAGCTATT